TTACAAGTAGAAGTAGAAACCTACGAAAGGTTTAAAAAAGAAAAAGCAATCTATGAAAAGTGGGATAAGAGGTTTAATAAATGAATGAAATCTATGCTGCCTTAATTGGTGCAATGGTTAGCGCCCTACTGATGGTCTTAAGCCTTAAATCGTCAAAACGTCAATCAGACATAAGAGAAATCTTTCATAGACTTAACGCTATAGAACGGGAGCAAGCGCGTTCAGAAACCCCTAGAAATAAGAATTGGCGCAATCGGTAGTACACCTAACTCGATACCTAACTTTCACAAAGTCATTTTGAAAACCCTTGCAGCGCAACGAACTACAGAGAAAAAAAAACACGATTTGCAAAAATCACAAAGTCTAATCGTCAAAGTAGTACACCTAAAAAAATCTTCTTTTTATTGCCTAAAAGTATTTAAATCTTTTTTTTGAGTAGTACAGCTAACACGTTACTCAACTTTCACAAAGTCGTTTTGAGATCCCCTGCGGCGCAATGAACATGGGCGAAAAAAAAACACGATTTGTAAAACTTGCAAAGTCTGATTTAAAAAGTAGTACACCCTAGACACTAAAAAACCCCCTTAACGTCCTCTAGTCGCTAAAGAGGTTTAATAGCTATCCAATTACCAAAATGCTAATACTTGCTAAGGGGGGTAAACAACAAATTTATTCTACTTAAGATCGCTCATTTCTTCATTGATATATCTACTCAATATGACCGCCTTAGAGTAATGAGCTGAATAACCTGTCAATTCCCTGAGCTGACGACTAGACATGTACATCGCATTTTTACGCCATGCTTCAATTTTATTTGTCGGTGATCTATATACGAATCCAGAACCTAACCAATCCAAGAGACGCCGCATAATACTTACTACGCTTGCACATTAAGCCTAGCGGGTTAATTTAGGTTGGGTCAGCGTTTGGAGTGTTCATCCCCATCACCAGTGAGCAAAGCAGCGGTTGAGCTGGCCCACAATCTTACGGACTAGGTACGAGCATATGTTGTGCGTGCTCACTAGTGCGGCCATCTTCGTGCCATTTGACTGTGCAGTAATAACCGGGAGTCCCTTTCTTGTTGGTCTTTGTCCTCATTGAAATGACAGTCCCAATTTTTGAGTCAATTTTCAAATAGACCCCTGTATTCCTTTTCTTGTTTACCTGATCGTTGATCTTATAGCGCGGAGTTGCTCCCATAGTTTTAGAAATAGAAAGGTAACAATTAAATGTCGGGGGATGGATCACGCCAATTACGTGCCTTGTCTTCGCCTCAATTATCAAAGGCTTATAACTCACCCTTACGGGATACGGTGAAACACCGCGTCTAGAACAGGCTCCCCGACGTTGGTTATTGTTTCAGTGGCGATCTATAGTCTTTTGAAAGTTCGGAAATAATAGAATTATAGAAGTTGCAAGGCTTGCCACTGCCTGACTCTCTAACTGTATGATTTCTAATTAATTCAATAATATAAGCGCTTAAACTTTGGCTATACCAACCGTCGTCTAGCATTTGACTCTCGCCTACTGCGGCACAATCGCCGCGATGGTAATGTCTATGGGGATAGTCTTTGTTTTCACTTAGGCCAGGTATAGGAAAATCAACAACGCCATCGCCATCTTTAATATGCTTATGACAAGCATTACAAATGAATTTGAATTTACCGTGTGTTGTTCTGAGTGTCACTGATATAAAAGCGAAGGGTTAGTTAGATCCTTGGAATTGGATAGACCAATCTTTAAGGGTTGACCATTCAAGCGATTGACCGCCCTCAAGATCTATAGA